AGTTCTAAATTCTTTATTATAGAAAACGAATCCATTCAAAATCATGCCTTTATACGCCAAAAAGTCCTCAAAATGAGGACTTTTTGGACAAATTGTGGTGGAGGCGGCGGGAGTCGAACCCGCCGATTAAATTCTAAAACCATTGTGCCAGTTAATATTCTAATTGCTGTGTGAAATATCGTGTGAAGTCCTCGAAGATATAAGATACTCAAAAAACTCATCAATTGCGTTGTCAACCTCTTCTCTTTCATCTTCAAAGGTATGCATATATACCTTCTTCATGATGTGTGTTGTTGCCCAACCTCCACGCTCCATAGCGTACTTATCGGGGATTCTTAACTTGTGCATTACGGAAGCATTAAGATGCCGGAGATCATGAAAGCGTATATGAGGGATATTGTGCTTTATGAGTATGCGGGTAAAGCGTTTTGCTATGGCATTGCTTGTCAAAGTGTAGATTCTTTCGCTTGTACTAATCTCTTTTTGAGCTATTAGTAACTCTAATATATAGCTTGGTATTTGCAATGTTCGCGTTGAATCATATGTCTTATTCGTGTCCTTCTCTACAAACTTATGCTCTTTATTTCTTACTACGGCTTTAGTAATATACATGAGTTTATTCTCAAAGTCAATCATATCCCATGTTAGTGCAGTTATTTCAGAGGCTCTCATACCTAACCAAACTGCCATTAACACAGCAAGCTCTATTGTGGTGCCTTTAATTGCCATCAAGAGTTCGTCTATTTTAATACGTCTCAAATTTGGATCTAGCTTTGGCTTCTCCTTTGGAAGTTTTATATCCATCTTGAAGTTGGGCCTATACGCTTTTAGAACGGTTTTCAAAAAGCTGAACATATTAATAACAGTCTTTGGTGCGTGAGTTTTTAACTCTTTGTCAACCTCTCTCTGAATGATATTCGAAGTTAATTGGTTTAGCTTATAATTCCATAGACCTTTCATATTGTTACGACTCATAATGTCATAACCGCGGATCGTAGCTGGTGAAAGTGTATTCTCGTAAGTAGAGATGTATAGGGTCATAGCTTCCTTAACCGTTAAGTTGGATTTATCTTTTGCAATCTGCTTGTAGTGCAACTCTAGCTCTAGTGCTGCATAGGCGCATTCCTTTTCTGTATCACGTGTAATGGAGATCAACCCAGATTTGTTACCGGCCAGCTCAGGTCCAACATAGACTTGCGCGCGCCAGCTTCCACTAGGTAATTGCTTAGGCTTTACCATCCTCTACCTCCCAAATACCATATCTGTGTAATTAATATTCCTGTTATAATATAGGATATTATTCAGAGTATGTAGAAGCAAATATTTGCACAGGCATATTCTTGTAAAAATAGAACATATGTTCTATAATAAATAAAAACAAACGGAGGATTAAGTTATGGGAAAAACGAGTAAATCAGACCTGGAATCAAGAATTGCTGAAATTCTTAAGTCGTCAGTAAACGAAAAGTCGCTACTTATTTTCCTAAACGCGCACGCTGCAGAGCTTCAAAAGCTTCGGCGTAATCAAGAAGTTTCTTCAAGTCCTCCGGAGGTAAATTCTTAACGATATCGAATAATTTGATACGAAGCTCGCCCGTTTCATCAGGGGCGGGCTTTTCTATATCCCAGCCAATTAGATGCTCAGGCGTAGTATCTAGCGCAGCAGCAAGTATTGCCAGTTTGCCAGAGGGGATATTTTTTATGTCACCTGACTCGTATCTGAACAAAGACGATTTTGGGATGCCTGTCAATTTTGACAGCTCACCATAAGATAAACCAAGTTCTTCGCGCCTTTTTTTTACCCTTTCGGCGATCGATTCCATAGATATATTTTCCAACCATATCATCCTTTCAACCTTCCTCATCTTTTCCTCATAAAGCCAGTAACCATTTATTTTGACTGAATTATATAATAAGCGGTGCATTTATGCAACAAAAAAGATGTCAAAAAAATAAAAAAAGACTTGACAGATTATGTCGAATAAAGTAATATTATGGTAAACGTTCCATATACTCAACGCATTAGAGGTGATGCATAATGATAAAATATCCTACTCGTGAGGGGCTCAGAAAGCTTAGAGGACGTAGAGCTGAGCTTGGACTATCTATTGCTGATCTCGCTAAAATCGTTGGTATCAGCGAGATTGCTATGGCAAGGAAGCTTAGGGGAGAATCAGAATTTAGGCTTTCTGAGGTTATTGCAGTTAGTACGGCCTTAAAACTTGAGAAACCAGATCAAATTTTTTTCCCAAAATCGTTCCAAATACTCAACGGTGAGGAGGATGTAAATGCCCAGGTTGAGAAAGACTGAAAATGACCTTGCAAATGAATACTTCCGCAAGCGGGTTGCTCAACAGCGTATCGAATTTGGAATATCCGTTCCTGAGTTGGCTAATGCCATGCACCGATCCATGAGGACCGTATATAACCGCCTTGAAAAACCGGAGGATATGACACTGAAAGAGTTCAGGGCAATTGCCCAAAAGCTTCACTTCACAGCAGACGAAGTCGCTCGAATAGTTGGTGTGGAGCTATGAAGCAGACGAAAAAGCTTGTTCGCTGGGAAAAGGAGCGCCTTACCAAACGCAAGAGAGACCCGTCAGAATGGCGGTGTATCACACGATGCAACAACGCATCTTTGTTGCTCAACGTCAAAACCGGGAAACGGATGGAAATAGAAAGGAGGTAACTGAATGCAGAGCAAAATTCCGTACACTAAGCAACTTGAAAAGATATCCTCGTACGTACAAGTCAAGATGCGCGAATGCCAGGCGATCATACGAAGGCCGGATGCCAGGGCACAGCTCAAGGAAGAGGCTGAGTATGAATATGGGATTCTGGAATCAATTTTAAGTTTTATCGAGCGACAGACACCGAAGAAACCGAGGGTGCAATTCTACGATCTTGAGATTGATAAAGAAATCATCTGCCCTTATTGCGGTGTACTGCTCTTTACGGCCAGGCGTTATGCGAAAATCCTTAGTGGTCCGGAGCATTGCCACAATTGTGGTCAGGCCTTGGAGTGGACAGGCGTATGAAGGATTTTTTACGAGGCTCCTTTTGGACAATCATAATCATTCTCTTCATGCTTTTGGCTGAGTGGATAGCCCCGGCAGAAGCAATGGAGTACATAGCAACTGCATATTGCCCCTGTGAGAAATGCTGTGGCAAATGGTCGCGAAACAGACCGAATGGAATAGTCTACACCGCAAGTGGCACAAGAGCGGTCGAGGGCAGAACGATAGCGGTTGATCCGAAAGTGATCCCTCTTGGCTCAACGGTCCGTGTCAACGGCAAGATATACATAGCGCAGGACACGGGGCGGCTGATAAAAGGCAACCGCATTGATGTGTACTTTGACAATCACAAAGAAGCCTGTAAATTCGGGCGGCAAATCGTAGAGGTTGAGATAGTACATATCCCAAGGCAAATAATTACAAAACGATAAAGGGGTGTTAAGAGTGAAGCGGCTCACAAAGGCTTTAGTGAGAGCAGAAAAGGCAAAATCCCGTGCGATGAAAGAATTTGAAAAGATGGGCATCCAATTATGTCAGGGTTACGACACGATGGATGGTCGGGTACAGGTTCATGCCGGTATAGGTAAGTTGGCGACCCTGTATGGCTGTCAGCTAACCCAATCGGATAGTGGCATTGATATTTTCCCCATAAGTCTCAGCTTCACAGCTGGCGGGTACACGTTCTTTGCAGTTACTTGTGAGGACGCAATACAGCGTACCTTATACGGATACAGAGCAAAGAGAGGTAATCAATATGTCGGTTAGGTGGAGTTGCTTCGCATATAATTCGCAGGTCAAGGCCTGCAGCGCGCTGAAAGATACATACTGCAGGGATGGAAAGCAATGTGCATTTTACAAGTCAAAGCTGGCTTATGAGGAAGAATGCAAGAAGATTGAAGAACAGCTCGGAATAGGGAAAGTGAGGGATGGTAAATGAACGAACTTAAGAGAATCCGTCTGGCCCAAAACGTGACACAACCTGAACTGGCGAAACAGCTTAAGACTGTAGAACCTCGTATTGATGTCGGCATGATATCCCGCTATGAGAACAACCTTTGCTTGCCGACACTTGCACAGCTCGAAGAGCTTGAAAAAGTGCTCGGAGCGGATCGCATATCACTGTTCGGCAGGGACACGCTCGACTTGTTGAAAGGCGTGAGGTTAACAAAGAAGGAGACTACATTCCGGAAGTGTTTCAGGATTCCGAGAGAGTTTGCAGAGCAAATACCGGAAGATGTGCTTCAAGTCTGTGGTTACTCTTCATGGAATGCATACTTCATGACATGCTTGAAACGCCTGCTTGCCGAGTACGCAGCTCGAAAAAAGGCACTCAAGAGGAAGGAGCATCGGACCCATGACTCAAGAGCAATGGCTGCAGGATCGTAAGACAGGTATAGGTGCTTCCGACGCTGCTGCAGTACTCGGGCTCAATCCGTGGATGTCCAATCATCAATTATGGCTCGAAAAGACAGGCAGGGTCACACCGGAGGACATTTCAAACAAGCCTTATGTCCAGTACGGTATCAATGCAGAGCCTCACCTAAGAGCGCTATTTGCCTTGGATAACCCTCAATACAATGTCCGGCACACACCTTACAAGATCATCAGGCACCCGACAAAGCCTTATATCTTTGCGACTCCGGATGGTGAGCTGGAGGAAATATCAACCGGGCGGCGGGGCGGACTTGAGATAAAAACGACAGAAATCATACGGTCCTCGGATTGGGACCAGTGGAATGAGCGAATCCCGGATCACTATTACATACAGGCATTGCATCAGATGCTCGCAGCTCAATGGGATTATGTCGTGTTGTTGGCTCAGATCAAGTACACCGCCCGGAACGGTGAGAGACAAAAAATCACAAAGCAATACCTGATAGAGCGATCAGACGTGCAAGAGGACATTGACTATGTGGAAGAGAAGGTCACGTACTTTTGGGAGTACAACGTGCTGCAGGATGTACAGCCGGCGCTCATACTCCCTGCGATATGAGAAGGAGGATAGTTATGGCAAAGCAAATAGTAAGCGTGCAGTTTGAAAGTCGGTACAGACCAGGTGAATATGGCGGATGCGAGTACAGCTATTTCGTTGCCGACGGAATCAATCTCAAGGTAGGCGACATAGTGAAAGTGACTACCCGTAACGGTGAGGGATATGCCAGGGTGTCCCGTGTGGGGTTGAGGGAGTCACAAATTGATGAACGTGTCATGCCTTTTATGAGGACCATCGAAAGCGGTCCGGTAGAACAGCAATAACAAGCGAAAATAGCGGGAGGTAGAGTTTATGGCAATGGAACTTATTATCAAAACCAACTTGGAGAAAGAGATCCCGAAGTCGATTGATTTCAACTTTGAATCTCTGAAAACGGAGCTTTCAGATAGGCTGAAATATTATAACGCCCTAGTCGTCACTGAGGAGTCCATCAAAGACGCAAAAGCGGATCGCGCAAGGCTCAATAAGCTCCGGGAAGCGATCGAGGATAAGCGTAAGGAAGTCAAGTCAGCTGTTCTGGAACCCTACAATGACTTTGAACGCAAATGCAAAGAGCTCGTTGCTATGATCGATGAACCGATCCGAAAGATAGACGAACAGACAGAAGTTTTCAAAAAGATGGAGCAGGAAAAGAAAACTGCTCAGATTGCAGAAATCTATAACTCCCATATTGGCGACATGGCACAACTCCTTGACCTCGATAAGATATGGAATCCCCGGTGGCTCAATGTCACTTACTCTATCAAGGACATTGAAAAAGAAATTAGCGAGAAGATCACCAGGACGGCTACGGACTTGAAAGTGATCGACAGCTCGATCGAGGATGAATTCAAGGATGCGATCAAAGTTACATATCTCCGAACGCTCGATCTTTCCAAATCTCTCGAAGAATACAGGCTTATGAAAGCACAAGCAAAGGCTATCCGGGAGCGAGAAGAGCGTGAGCGGAAAGAGGCTGAGAGGAAGCTTATCGAATCTTTGAATAGACCGTTACTGGAATCGCAGGAGGAACCGACACCGGCACCGGTGCAGGAAGCGCAGGTAGAATCACCAAAGATGTATAGGCTGGTTTTTGAATGTATGCTGACAAAAGAGCAAGCTTGGGCGTTGGACAAATGGCTCAGAGAAAACGGGATAAAATTCAGGAGGGTTAAGTGATGGCTGTTACAAACACACTTACAAAGCAAAATAAAGAGCGGCCCAAATTCTCGGTTGCGATTCAAAGTGATGCATATAAGAAGCTTGTAAACCAGACTTTAGGTGATCCTCACAGGGCTCAGCGGTTTATAGCCTCAATATCCTCAGCGGTAGCGATAAATCCAAAACTTCAGGAGTGCGATGCGGGCTCGATACTTGCGGCAGCGCTGCTTGGTGAAGCTCTCAGCCTGTCACCATCGCCTCAGCTCGGGCAGTATTATCTCGTTCCGTATAAGAATAAAAAGACCGGAATAACCGTCGCTCAGTTCCAGCTCGGCTATAAGGGATACATACAGATGGCTATCCGGTCCGGTTATTACCGGAAGATAAATGTACTGGCGATCAAGAAGGGCGAGCTTATACGGTGGGACCCGCTGACAGAAGAGTTTGAAGCGAAGCTCATTGATGATGAAGATGCTCGCGAAGCGGCAGAAACGATTGGCTATTATGCCAGTTTCGAGTATCTTAATGGTTTCCGGAAAGTGCTGTACTGGAGCAAAGAGAAGATGGAGTGTCACGCGGATACATATTCCGAGGCTTTCAGCCTTGAGGCATACAGGAAGCTCCAGAACGGCGAAATACCCGAAGCGGATCTCTGGAAATATTCATCCTTCTGGTACAAAAACTTTGACGAAATGGCCCTAAAGACTATGCTCCGGCAGCTGATATCCAAGTGGGGCATTATGTCAACGGAAATGCAGCAGGCATATGAAAGAGACATGGCCGCGATCCATGAGGACGGATCATATGAATACGTGGACACAGATTCCGGATATGAGCCGGAACCGGAAAACACTCCTGAACCGCCTAAGAACGAACCGGAGCAAAAGACTGAACAGGAGAAAGAGCCTGAGAAAAAGGCACAGCCAAAGAAAGAGCCTGAGGCGACTCCGGAAGCACAGACAGAACCGGAAGAGTACGACGAGCTTTCTTTCTTCGGGAAACAATAGAATGATGAACCCGGAGGCGTGAAAAACCGCCTCCGGGACCGGCGGGGAGGTGGGTAACATGGCCGATGTCAAGTGGATAAAGATCGTCACGGATATTTTCGACGATCAGAAGATTCGTTTCATTGAAACGATGCCGAACGGCGACGGGATCATTGTCATATGGTTCAAGTTGCTGTGCCTTGCAGGCAAGTCGAATGCAGGAGGATTCCTGATGCTGACGGACAAGATCGCATACACGGAAGATATGCTCGCGTCTATCTTTTGCCGCGATAAAAAGCTTATAGAGCTGGCCCTTAATACATTTGTCCTTTTAGACATGATTGAGATTGTTGACAACAAAATCTATCTGACTAATTGGGAAAAACATCAGAACATAGAGGGCATGGACAAGATTCGAGCGCAGACACGAGAACGTGTTGCGAGGTACAGGGAAAGGCAGAAGAGGCTGCCGGCGCCGGATGAGATGCCTGAAGTAACACCTGATGTAACGCCAGATGTAACGTTACGTAACGCAACAGATATAGATATAGAAATAGAAAAAGATATAGATATTAAGAATAATAATAACTCGGACAAGCCTATTGCGAAGCGACCCCGTGACATCTTTAAGGAGTTTGCGGCTGATAATGCGACTTTACTGCAGGCATTGCGTGACTTCGATGAAATGCGCAAGAAAATCAAAAAGCCTATGACGGACAGGGCAAAGCAGATGCTTGTGAATAAGCTTGAAAAAATGTCTGCTGATCCAGTGAGACAGGTAGCCATCCTTGAGCAATCTATCATGCACGCCTGGCAGGATATCTATGAACTTAAAGGCGACAATATGTCTCTTGATCTGTCACGATATAATTCGCCTGAGCCAACCATGAATGCGGCTGAACGGCTGAGAAATAGGCTGCGGAAAATGGGGGTTACTCCTGATGGACTTAATACATAAACTCACTCACTTAAGCCTTTTCACAGGTATAGGCGGTTTAGATATAGCTGCCGAGTGGGCAGGATTTGTAACAGTCGGACAGTGCGAATACGCAGACTATCCGACAAAGGTACTTGAGAAACATTGGCCTGATGTACCGAGGTGGAGGGATATACGAGATGTTACATACGAAAGTTTTGTCGAGCGAACAGGACTACGAACAGTTGACATTATTTCCGGAGGATTCCCATGTCAGCCATTTTCCGTGGCTGGAAAGCAAAAAGGAAAAGACGACGATCGTTACCTATGGCCTGAAATGCTCAGGGTTATCCGAGAAATTAAGCCAGCTTGGGTACTTGGTGAAAATGTACCTGGAATCATCAAACTTGCCGGGAGAACAGTTTGTGAGAACTTGGAGCGTAAAGGATACGCTGTCGCCATACTTAATTTTGAAGCTGCGGCTGTCGGAGCTCCACACAGGCGAGAAAGAGTATTCTTTGTTGCCCATATCAAAGAGGATGTGGCCGACACCAAGGGCGAGCGACAGCAAAGGCAGTGGCCCTATTGGGAGCAAATCGCAGGAATACATGGCGAAAAAACAATACCTTTGTGCAGTCGCAGCAACGGAGGACAGTGGTCAGTTGAACCCAACGTGGGTGGAATGGTTAATGGGATTCCCTGTTGGTTGGACGGATATTGGAGAGTAGAGCCTAATATTCCACGGGTAGCAACGGGCGTTAAAAATAGGGTGGACAGGCTTAAATGTTTAGGCAATGCAGTTGTACCGCAGCAGGTGTATCCGATATTCAAGGCAATAGCGGAGATTGAAAGGGCAACAGGCTTATGAAAATAGGACTGATTGATGTAGACGGACATAACTTCCCTAACCTCGCCCTGATGAAGCTCTCGGCGTACCACAAGGTTCATGGTGACAAGGTTGAATGGTGGAACGGATTTGTTCGCTATGATCGGGTATACATGAGCAAAGTGTTCACGTACACGGATGATTTCGATACGGTAATCCAGGCTGACGAGATCATATGCGGTGGTACCGGCTATGGCTTAGGCAGTAAATTGCCAAATGAAATAGAGCATATATACCCGGACTACTCTTTATATCCAAAGTATAAAGAGGCTTACGGATTTTTAACAAGAGGTTGCCCCCGAGGTTGCGGTTTCTGCATTGTGAGTGAGAAGGAAGGTAGATGCTCCAAAAAGGTTGCTGATCTATCCGAATTTTGGCGAGGACAGAAGCAGATAAAGCTACTTGATCCTAACCTGTTAGCCTGCAAAGAGCATGAAGATCTGCTGCAGCAGCTTATTGACAGTAAAGCAAGAGTCGATTTTACACAAGGATTGGATATCCGGCTGACGACGAAAGACAATATTGAGCTGCTGAACAGGATCAAAGTCAAAATGCTGCACTTTGCATGGGATGACCCGAATCAGGACTTGACAGATCAATTTAAGCGCTTTAATCAGTTCACAAACATCGAGGATCACCGAAAGAAAACGGTGTATGTGCTTGTAAATTACAACAGTACCTTAGAGCAGGATCTCTACAGAATATATACTCTGCGCGACCTGGGATTCGATCCGTATGTTATGGTCTATAACAAGAGCAAAGCTCCGCGCGTGGCCAGACGCTTACAACGGTGGGTCAACAATCGTAGGATTTTCAAAAGTTGCGAACGGTTTGAAGATTACAAATGAGGAAAGAAGGGAAGACACTAAATGGGTGGAGCTATTATAGCGTGTAGATCAGCGTTGAAAAACTGCAAGAAGAGATGACTGCCCGCTGAAGCCGGTGGAGAAAGGAGGGGGAGATATGATGATTAATATTAAATTATTACCTTGCCCGTTTTGCGGGGGAGAAGCGAATCTCGATGAACTAACGCCTACCCCATATAACGATCAGCATTCAACATACTATTCCGTTGGATGTATTAATTGTGGTATTGGATTTTACGAGAATACCGAAGACGAAGCCATAGCCGCATGGAACCGTAGAACTGGTAAGGACATTAATGTCGCTACCAACGCCGACCGCATACGGGGCATGAGCGATGAGGAATTGGCACAGTTTTTAGGAGATGAACCGCCATACTTTGCAACTTATAAACAATATATTGATTGGCTTAGGAAGCCAATAGAAAGCGAGGTTGAACACGATGGCTAAAGCGATATTGGAGTTGGAGATGCCGGAGAGTTGTTGGGATTGTCCGCTTGTACAAGGGAGAGAATTATCTCCTACTACATGGTGTGGATATAGTGGAAAAGATTGCCCTGCTCCAGCAT